GCGATCACCCCGGCCGCGCGCACGGGGTCCAGCCCGCGCGTCTCGATCTGCAGGGTCAGGCGCGCGAGCTCGTCCAGCCGCCGCGCGGCCTCGCCCGCCGCAGCCCCCGCCCGGGCCATGCCCCCCTCGCCGGCCGCCCCGACCTCGCCGAGGGCGGCGGCCAGATCCGCCGCCAGCCGGACCAGCCCGGCGACGCGCCCCGCCAGCCCGCCGGTGGCCGCGTCCGCCTCGGCGAGCGAGCCGAAGGCGGCCTCGAGCTCGGCCAGAAGGGCCTGCGCCGCCTCGGCCTGCGCGGGCAGCCCCTGCGCCGCGTCCAGGCCCGCCGCCGCGCGGGCCAGCGCCAGCGCTCGCTCCTCGGCGATGCCGAGCTCCGCGGCGGCGGACTGGAGTTCCCGCCGCCAGCGGATCAGGCTCTGCGGAAGACCCTCGGCGGCGGCGTCGGCCTCGAATGCGAGACCCTCGAGCGCGCGCCGCAGCCGCCCGATCTCCGCCTCGGCCTCGCCGATCGCGCGGCCCCCGGCGCGGGCGGCGATCAGCCGGTCGCGCGCGGCGTAGGCCGCCTCGAGCGCGGCGCGGGCCTCGGCCTCGCGCGCGGCGAGCGCGGCCGCGGGCGGCGCCATCGCCTCGATCGTCGCGAGGCCGCCGAGGCGCGCCAGCGGCAGTGCCGTCACGGCCTGCGACACCTCGGACCGGGCCCGCGCGACGGCCAGGTCGCGCTCGGCCGCGATCGCCTCGCGCACAGTCCCGGCCAGCCGGCCGTAGCGGCTGATCTGCTCCTCGACCGGTGCCGCGGCCTCCTGCTGGGCGCGCCGCGCGGCGTCGACGGCGCGGCGCAGGTCGTCCAGGACCCGGGCGAGGTCGGCCGTCTCCTCGCCCGCCGACAGCGCCGCGACCGCCCACTGGCCCAGCACCGCGACCCCGGCGGTCAGCCCGATCACGGCCAGGTTCACCGGGTTCAGCGCCGACAGGAAGGCCTGCCCGAAGGCCCGCAGCGCCCCGCCCGCGCCCATCGGGCCGAGGACCTGCGCCAGCTGCGTGCCCTGCTGCACCGCCAGGACGAGCGGGTTCTGCCCGGACACCACCGCCTGGCCGATGTCGTTGATCTGGGCGACGAGGTTGCCCATCTGCGCGCCACCGGCCCGGCGGGCCTGCTCGGCGGCGTCGGCGGTCGCGCGCAGCGCCGCGGCCGCGCCTTCGGCCGACCGGGCGATCCCGTCGCCGGCCTCCCGCCCGGCCTTGCCCGCGTCGGCGGCGGCCGTCCCGATCCGGCGCAGGCTGTCCCGGGTCTGCGCGAGCGCCTCCCGGGCCTGCGCGACCTCGGCCTCGAGCACCAGACTGAGCGTCAGGTCGCCCATGTCAGCCCCCGTCCCGCCCCTCGTTCCCCCAGCCCTCGAGCCAGTCGCCGCGCGTCCCGGGCCCCTCGGGCGCCTCGGCCGCAGAGAGGCGCCGGAACTCCTCGGCCTCGGCCCAGACGGCGGCGCGGATGGCAGCCATCTGCGCGCGCCGCTCGGCCGCATCGACGGCCGCATGGGCCTCGGCGAGCACCTGCGCCTCGGCGACGGTCAGGCCCAGCACCTCGGCCAGCGGATGGCCGCGCCGGACGAGCCACGCGATCAGCTCTCCCCAGCCGGCGCCCGGATCCGCGCCGTCTCGGCCGCGATCCGCTCCGCGAAAGGGCCGGTCAGGTAGGCGTTGTTCACCCGCAGCACCGCGACCATCGCCGCCACCGCCTCGCCCCAGGGCGCGTCGAGCCAGGCGGCCTCGGGGATCCCGGTCAGTCGCTCGAGCCGCTGCGCAAGCGCCGCGGCGTGCTGTTCCGCCGCCGCCCCGAGGTCGGGGGCGGCGAGGATCTCGGCCGCGAGCGCGCCGAGGCCGCGCAGCGCGGGCAGCTGGCGCAGCGTCGCCGGGCCGATCTCGACCTCCGCGCCCGCCACGGCCAGGCGCTCCCGCGGCGGGGCGAACACGTCGAGGGGATCGGTCATCGCACCACCACTCGCATGAAATCGTCGTTGGGGTCGTCCTTGTCGAGGATCAGCCCGAAATCCACCTCCACGCGGCGGAACCCGTTGTCGTCGATCCCCTGCATCGCCTGCCGCTGCAGCCGGCGGCCGAAAAACACGATCGTGCTGCCCGAACCGTTGCCGACCACCCAGCCCCAGGTGGTCTCGACAGAGGCGTTCATCTCGGTCCGCCAGGCGGCCTCCTGCGCCGCGGCGAGTTGCATCGTCATCCGCCCCTTCGGCTGGCGGTCGGTGACGACCACATGCTCGGCGCCGAGCGTGGCGTCGTAGGTCAGCGTGTGGCCCATGTCGAGCGTGAACCCCTTCGAGGGATAGGTGGTCCCGCCGTTGATGTCGCCGGCGGCGTAGGTGCATCCCAGCCGGATGTTGCCCGAATTGCCGCTGGTCGGCAGCAGCGGCGGGCGCCAGGCGGCGTAGGGCGCGGACGGCTGGGCGGCGGACTGCTCGGCCCCGGCGCTGTCGTAGCCCTCGAAGCGGAAGCGCAGGACCGGGATCTGGAAGGCGTTGACGACGAACTCCACCTGTCCGCGGCATCCGCGCGAGACATAGGCGTGTCCGTCCTCCCAGTAGCGCAGGACCAGGCTCTCGCCGGGCTCCGACACGGGCGTGTACTCGACGCGGCTGCCGGCCGTCACCGTCTCGGCGAACTGGCAGGCGCGCAGCAGCTTGCCCCAGGGCGGCGCGGTGCCGGCCGCGCCGGAGGCGCCCATCTCGACCTCGAACTCGAACACGCCCTTCCGGGGCCCCGGGATCTCGTCGGAGGCCCCGAGATGGGGCAGGTAGAGATCGCGCGGGGCGTTCATCCGCTCGATCCGGTGCCGCGGCCGGCCGCGCGGCAGGATCTGCAGCGCCGTCGCCCACGTCTGCCCCCCGGTGAGCCCCGCGCCGTAGCTCGCCTCTATCTCCGCCTGCAGCGCGATGCGCCGTGCCAGCCTCGTCATGTCAGCCCTCCCCGATCAGCTTCTCGTGCCGCCCCTCGGCGGCGTTCCACCGCCAGCGCCCGGGCCCCGGCGGGGCGGGCGGGTCGTCGCGGGCGGGCGGGCCCGCCGGGGCCGCCGCGGCGGGCGGCGGCGCGGCGGTCTGGTGGGCCGCGCCGGCGGGGCCATCGGGGTTGGCGGGTCTGGCCATGTCGATCTCCTCGGGTTCAGTCGGTTTCGATCGCGTCTGCGAGGGCGAAGGCGAGGTCGTAGAGCACCGCGCCGCCGGCGAGCGCGGAGAGCCGCGCGCCCTCGAGCCGCAGCACCCCCGGCGTCTCCGCCGCGGGCGACCAGCCGAGCAGGGCGGCGAGCACGTCCTCGGCCAGCGCCTCGACGTCGCCGGCCGCCCGCGCCGTCGCGGGCTGCGGCGCGCGGACCACCAGCAGCACGCCGACACGGCGGGTCACCGCCTGGCGGAAATGCCCGAAGGTCGCCACCGTCTCGCCGCCGCGGAGCCCGAGCGGCAGCACCACCGCCGCCGGCGTCACCTGCGGCAGTTCGCCCCGCGCCATCAGCGCCGCGAGGTCGGTCGCGGCGAGCACCCGGCCGGCGAGCGCGCCGACCTCGGCGGCAAGCCTCGTGCGCACCGCCGCCGCCAGCATCAGACGAAGCCCCGGAGGCTCTCGGCGGTCAGCGGCCGGTCGCGGTCGGTCGCCCGCGCCCCGGTGCCGCCGGTGCCGGCGGGCTCGGCGCCGCCCGCCGGCAGCCGCACCCGGCCCGCGGCGATCGCCTCGAGCGTCCGCACCGCGCCCTGGTAGTCCTCGGCGATCTTCGGGTCGGGGGTGTAGGGGTGCAGCTTCCAGATCGCGATCATCTGCGCGAGGTCGGCCACAAGCGGCGGCACCTCGGCCAGCGGCAGGCGGTAGCGCACCGCGAGATGGCCGTCGATCATCGCGTCGGTGTCGGCGAGCGCGCGCGCCACGACGGCGGCGTCGATCGCCCCCGCCGGCGGATCGGCACGGTCGGTCAGGGCGAGCAGCATCGCCGCGCCGTAGCGGTCGATGAGCTGATCGAGGGTCGCGTAGGCCATCGCCGTCTCGCCTCAGGGTCGGGGTGCC